AACATCGAAGCACAGAAAAACCCTGTGTCTGCTGATGGTATGCCTTGGTAAAAACATTAGTACTCTACTTAGTACTAGAAGGCGGTACTTCAGCATACGTAGGTAAACGGGTTGTGTACCACACCGTCTGCGAATATAAGGAGGTAGACTCAGACTCAGACAAACGCTACCGATGGTATGTCCAAGGCATATATAGTTGTCCTAAGTACGTAAGGTATAACGATGATTGATCCAGTAACAGCTATAGCCGCAGCATCTAAAGCCTTTGCAATGACTAAGGCATTTGTTGAAGCTGGACGTTCTGCAGAGGACACACTAGGACAAGTAGCTAAATGGTACGGTGCAGCTAGTGACGTACTGTTTGACGAGTCGAAGAAGAGCAACCCAAATCCTTTTAAGAAGACGGTGTTTGCTAAGTCTGCTGAAGCTGAAGCACTAGAAGCTTTCGCAAGAAAGAAGAAGATAGAAGCTCAACGCAAAGAACTACACAGTATCATAGGCATGGCTTATGGTAACCAAGGTTTAAAAGAGTTGAGAGACATTAAAAAGCAGGTAATAAAACAAAGACAGGACGCTGTTTACCGACAGCAGGAAATGAAGGAACAAATACTAGGCACATTGTTATTTTTTATTAGCTTAGGTTTCGTAGCAGTTCTAGTTATATTTATTGCAGGTGGTTTCGAATGACAAAAACAGAAGAATTACTAGCTAGAATCGAAGGCCACGAACGAGAGTGTGCTGTACGTTACGAAATGATTAACAAGCAGCTGGACGAAGGCGGCAAAAGGTTCGACAAACTAGAGCGTATGGTTTTGTCTATTTACCCTTTTATTATTGCTAGTATTGTAGTTGCGGAGTACTTTAGATGATAGAGGCACTCATAGGGCCTGTCACAGGGCTACTAGACAAGTTTATACAGGACAAGGACCAGAAGGCTAAGTTAGCCCACGAAGTCGCTACAATGGCTCAGAGACACGCTCAGGAGCTTGCAAAGGCACAGCTAGAGGTTAACAAAGTAGAAGCAGCACACAAGTCCTTGTTTGTCTCTGGCTGGAGACCTGCAGTAGGCTGGTGTTGTGTTTTGGGTATGACTGGTAATTTCATGGTCATCCCATTCACTAACTTTGTACTAGCTCTGTTGGCTATTGAAGTCACTATACCACTCATTGACCTAGAGACTATGATGCCTGTACTAATGGGTATGCTTGGTCTTGGCGCTATGCGCTCTTATGAAAAGACCAAGGGCGTATCGAGGGAAAAGTAAATGGCAGCAAATGACGACAACACTGAAATTCCACCAAGCGACGACCAAAGACCTACTGAAGACATACTAACAGAAGAAAACGTCTTTGAGATGCTTATGGCTATTATGGCCGGTACTCAAGGCGTTCCTGAAGGTACTACTGCAGAGGTACTTGCTCGTCTTCAAGGCAGAGAAATAACTACTCAAGACCAATTAGATGCTGCTATTCGACAAATAGTAACTGAGTCTTTTGACAGAGCGCAAGAGATTGTTGACACAATGGTTGACAATCCTGAAGAACTTGCGGATATGGAAGACCCCGGCGAACTAACCAAGTTGTTTATAGAACAAGGTGGTATGCAGTTTGCTGGTGCAGCGGCTACTTCTCCTATTACTACGGTAGGTGACCGCACTGTTATTCGTGGTGGCGCTGGCGTTACTATAAATATTGAAGATATTTTACAAGGAGAAGCAAGGGAGGGTGGAGAAAGTCTTGAGCAAATTTTAGATGCTATAGTCCCTTACATTCCCGGAGTATCTTTACCTAACTGGATGCCTACTGCTGGCGTTATTTTTCTACCTTCAGTTGGAGAAGCAATAAACAAAGTAAACGACATTGCTGGTCAAATTGGAGACGCTATAGAAAGCGGTGAGTCTATAGGAGATGTTTTAAGTCAAATTGGTGCTATTGTTGTACAAGAAGCAGAAGTATTATCTAGTGAACTAGAAGACCAGTGGACTGTTCTTACAAACACAATTAAAGATGTATTTACTAAACCTAAAACAGATGACGACGGCAATATTATTTATGAAACAGATGAAGACGGTAATATTGTTAGAGACGAAGATGGTAATCCTGTACCAGAAAGAGAAGTAGATCCTACAGGTGTTTCTACTGTTCTTGCTGGAGTTATTACCGGTTCTTATCCTGATTTGTTGCCTAGTTGGATGCCTGACTTACTAGGCGGTATTCTTATTGAAAATCTGCCTAATGTTTACAGTGCAGTTAGAAATACACTAATTCAAAGCGGAGCAACAACAGAAGAATTATTTCCTCCGTTAGAAGAAGAAATAGTAACAGAACAAGATCCTACCCTTTTGTTTACCAACAGGGGTGACAACTACTTTGTAAGCAGTGAGGGCGATGAGTACTTTCAGTTAGCTGAGAGTGAAGACTTTGACTTTGAGTTTAACGGTCAGTACACCAAAGAGCAACTAGAGGACACTGGACTAGAGACAATTAACTCTGGTACGTATCAGTCATTAGTAGATGACCTGTCGTTTCATGCATTAGAAGAAGATATCTATCAGTACTCTATGGAAGATCTGATAGCACGTTATGAAGAAGAAGGAGGCGTACTTCCCGGCGACTGGAAGTTAATGGATGAAGAGTCACGGTACAACTACTTCTTAGACGACTACTTCGACATTCCTCCTTTAATTGAAGACCCTGATAAAGATTCTGACGAAGACACAGACACAGACACTGATACTGATACAGATACAGATACTGATACAGATACTGATACAGATACTGATACAGATACTGATACAGATACTGATACTGATACTGATGACGACCAAGACGTAACCTCTATTGTTGAAGGTTTATTTGCTGATTTTTTATCGCAGTTAGACGAAGAGTTCACAGGTCAACAAGAGCAGATCAACGAGATTATTCAAAACTTTGTTGACAGTCTTCCTGACTTTAACGCAATGCCTACAATGGAAGACATTGCTGAGTACTTTGAAGTCAACGGTGTCACACTGTCAGAGCAAAACTTTGAACGTATACGTCAGGAGTTAGCTGATGCAGGTTACCTGACACAAGAGCAGTTGACAGAAGCATTGGCTGGTGTTGCTACTACTGAACAAGTACAGGAAGCTATACAGAACGCTGGTTTTGCTACACCAGAACAGGTGATGCAGTACTTAGCAGAAGCAGGATACGCAACGCCAGAAGACATTACTAACGCACTGGCTAACTCAGGGTTTGTTACAGAAGATCGTCTATTGCAGGCTTTGGCAGAGGCTGGGTACGCTACACCTGAGCAAGTACAGCAGATTGTTAACAACGCTATCTCTAACATTGTCATACCTGAAGGCGCTACTGCAGAAGAAGTACGACAGCTAATTCAAGAAGCTATTGACGGTATACCAGCAGGTATTTCTCTTGATGACGTAAGTGGCGTAGTTAACGAAGCTATAGCAAATATTGAGTTTCCCGAAAGCTTATCAGAAAGCGACGTAAGAAACATTGTAGGTAGTTTTGGTTTTGCAACTACTGAAGAAGTACGAGGAATAATTAACGAGGCCATAGCTGGTATTGTTATACCGGAAGGGGCAACAACAGAAGAAGTACGTGAGTTAATACAAGAAGCTATTGACGGCATTCCTGAAGGAATATCTTTAGAAGATGTAGGCGGTTTAATTAATGAAGCTATCGCTAACATTGATTTTCCACCCGGATTGTCTGGAGACGACGTTAGAAGTATTGTAGACAGTTTTGGTTTTGCTACTTCTGCTGACGTACAGGCTGGCTTTGATAATCTTAATGACAAGATTGACAACGTACTTAACGGTGTTGCTACGCAGTTTACAGAACAAGAAGCTGCGTTTGCTGCTGATTTGCTTGGGCTAGAAACCTCTGTATTCCAACAACTGGCGGCTACAGAAGGCGCTCTAAGAGACGAACTGTTAAGTTTAGGCGCAGACCTAAACAGCATTAGAACAGACTTCTCAGGACGCTTTGACGAGTTTGCAGATACCTTTTCTGCTTTCCAGACAGACGTTGGTGAACAGTTTGCTGATCTCAACGAACGCTTTGATGACGCTATCAACGGTATTGCTACGCAGTTTAGCGATCAAGAAGCAGAGTTTTTAGCCAGTATCACAGGGCTTGAAGCGTCTTTGATTCAGTCTCTTGCAGCAGTAGAAGGTGGACTTAGCACTGAACTAGAGATGCTAGGCACTGACCTAATATCTTTGCAAGAAGACGTAGCTAATCGTTTTGATGAGTACAGAGAGTTTACTGAGGAACAGTTTGGACTAGCATCTGATGAACGTAGGCAGTTACAAGAAGCATTGATTGCTGCTAACGGCGATATTAGTCAGTTAAGTCTTGACATGCAACAGCAATTTGAAGCGTTTGGTGGAACAATCAATGAGTTGTTTGCTGGTGTTGGTGTTGACATTGAGGCACTACGTCAAGGACAAATAACTCAAGACGAAGCTTTATCTGACTTTAGTGCGTACACAACAGAGCAGTTTGAAGCAGCTGCTGACGAACGACTTAGCCTAGCAGAAGAACTAATTAATGTTAACGGTCAAGTAACTGCCCTTAGTGAAGACAGTCAACGTAGATTTGAAGAACTAGGTCTGTCTCTTACTGATCTGCAAAACGAATTTAATGTTAACTTTCTTTCTTTGCAGGAAGGACAAATAAACAGGGACGAAGCGTTTTCACAGTTTAGAGATAACATCACAGGAAGACTAGACTTAGCAGAAGACGAACGCGAAGCAATACTTACTCGTTTAGAAGAGTCTGAAAGAATCTATGGTGAACAACAACAAGAGCTACAAGAACAGATACTAGCAGGAAACGTAATATCCGCTTTGTCTGCTGGTGGTATGTTTGCTCCGCCTGCTGCACCTAGAACAGTGCCGTTTAAAGACTACTTAGAGACGTTTACTTATGCTCCTTCAGTAAAGCCGCTTCAAATTCAAAAGACTCAAGTACCGCCACAAATAGACTATGTTCAAGAAGCTACAAGACTTGCATTAGGTAAACCTGCGCCAACACGTAAAAAAGGAATGCTGGCATGACGTATTTAAATTTAATGAACAATGTACTGCGACGTTTACGTGAAGAAGAAACCACGTCAGTTACTAGCACTACTTACAATAAGATGGTTGGTGACTTTATTAATGATGCAAAAAAGTTGGTAGAGGAATCAGCTGATTGGTCAGCCTTACGTTCTACTATTACTATTTCTACTACTGCATCGGACAACACCTATTCATTGACAGACGGCGGTGACAACGTAAAGGTTATGTGTGTTGTTAATGACACTAGCAACTTGTTTATGGAGTACCAAACAAAGGACTGGTTTAACGAACAACTGTACATTAGCAGTGCAGCAGAAGGCACACCACGGTACTACACTTACAACGGACTCGATGCTAGTGGTGATACGCAAGTACTAGTAGGACCAACCCCTGACGGTGTGTACAGCTTGCGGTTTGATGTGGTTAAACGACAGGGTGACTTAAGTGCGAATACAGATACGTTACTTATTCCGTCACAACCTGTTATTCATTATGCAATAGCGTTACTTGCACGTGAACGAGGTGAGACTGGTGGTACTTCTGTTGCTGAGTACTTTAGCATTGCCGATAAGTATTTGTCTGACGCTATTGCTATAGACGCGGCAAAGCACCCTGAAGAGATGGTATTTAGGACTATTTGATATGGCTCAAGAACTACGTAGCATCAATCTTGTAGCACCAGCGTTCAAAGGTATCAATACCGAAGACTCACCGTTGGCTCAAGATCCGTCTTTTGCTGAGATTGCAGACAACGCTGTGATTGACAAACGTGGTCGTATTGCAGCACGTAAGGGTTACAGCGTTATTACAACCAATAAAACAGCGTTAGGCTCTGGTTCTATCAGAGCTATAAAAGAGTTTGAAAGAAGTAGTGGTAGCAACGTAGTTCTGTCTGTAGGCAACAACAAGATATTCACAGGCACTACTACGCTTACTGACGCAACGCCCGGTGGCTACACGATCACTGCTGACAACTGGAAGATTGTTAACTTTAATGACAAGGCGTACTTGTTTCAAGCTTCTCATGCACCTTTGGTGTACGACGGCACGTCCGTAGTGCGTCTAGACTCAGTCTCTGGTGCTGCTGGTATTGTACAAGGTAACGAAGTTTGTGCTGCTTACGGTCGTCTTTGGGTAACAGGTCTTAGCACTAGTCCTTCTACTGTTTACTGGTCTGACCTGTTGATTGGTCATGATTTTTCAGGAGGCACAAGCGGGTCTATTGACATATCTAAAGTGTGGCCTGACGGTTATGATGAGATTGTAGCGTTAGCAGCACATAACGGGCTGTTAATTATCTTTGGTAAGCATAGCATTGTTGTGTACCAAGGAGCAGAAGCACCAGCAACAATGGCACTGGCTGATACGGTAGCGGGTGTTGGTTGTGTTGACAGAGACACTGTTCAGTACACGGGTACAGATGTGTTGTTCTTATCGCACACAGGACTCAAGAGTTTTGGAAGAACAATACAAGAAAAGTCACTACCTATTAGTAGCCTGTCAGGAAACATTACTAAGGACATCATTAGTGCGCTACAGACAGAAAACACATTCTTTAGATCTGCTTACAGTCCTGAAGAAGGTTTTTATCTCTTAACTTTTGTAGGTCAGGACAATACCTACTGCTTTGACGTTCGAGGCACAACAGAGAATGGTTCTTACCGTGTAACACGTTGGCCGTCTACAGGGTTTACTTCTTATACAAGATTAGAAAACGGTACGTTTTACATAGGTACATCTGAGGGTATAAGTGAGTACAAAGGCTATCAAGATAACGGACTAGGTTATCGTTTTAAGTACTACAGTCCTAGTCTTACGTTCGGCGATAGCTCTCGCATTAAGATCTTAAAGAAGTTGAAGCCTACGCTTGTTGGTGCAAATAACGCAACAGTATTTCTTAAGTGGGCTTATGACTTTCAAGGTACTTATTCTACTGCAGAGTTTACAGTAGGAGATCAAATTACTGGGTTCTTCGGTGAGAGTGAATACACTACCGTAGAGTTTACTGGTGGTGCATTAACTAACCAACGTAGCCTTAACGCTACAGGATATGGAACAAGTGTTGTTGTAGGACTAGAAGCAGAGATAGATGGTTCACAACTATCACTACAGGAGATTAACGTAATGGCTTTGATAGGAAAGCTACTTTAACGGGAGTAAGACATGGCTGTAGCTACAGACGATATTTCAACAGGCACTGTTTACGATACAGATGACATAATGGACATGGCTGGAGAAGGGCAGGCTGGAGGATTGACAGGGTTTTTAAGCGGTCTTGGATCCTTCTTATCTGACCCTAACGTTATTCTTCCCGGAGTCCTTGGTGGTCTTTTAACAGGAGAGGCTTATGGTCGTCTTAGTGACATAGGACGACAAGCTAGAACAGGTGCTGAAGAACTAGCAGCAAGACAGTTAGAGATGTCGCAGTTTAAACCGTTTACTGTGACTACTGCTACTGGTGCTGGCTTTGGTTCTATGATGACTCCTGAAGGTACTCTTCAGACCACAATGACGTTGTCTCCTGAAGAACAAGCGTTACAGCAACAACTGCTTAGTGGCGCTGGTGGTTTCTTTGGACAAGCAACGCAACCTAGAGAAGAGCGTGAACAAGAGATATTCCAGCGTATGCGTACCGCTATGTCTCCTGAGGAGCAACGGCAGCGTCTAGCACTGGAGCAACGCTTGGCTGCACAAGGCCGCTTAGGTACTCAAACAGCTGCGTTTGGCGGTACTCCTGAAGCACTGACGTTAGCTAAGGCGCAAGAGGAAGCACGTAACCAAGCGATGATAAGTGCAATGCAACAAGCACAAGCAGAGCAAATGCAACAAGCAGCGTTAGGACAGCAGTTCCTTGGTGCAGGTTACGTACCACAACAACAGTTGATAGCTGGTATTCAGCCCGGCGTTGGACAACAGCAGCTAGAGCAGCAGTCTCGTCAGTTTGGTGCAGGTATGTTCGGTGAAGCTACTATGTCTGGTCTTGAGGCACAGCTTATCGCAGAACAAGCAAGAGCTAACTTGTTGGGTGGTGTGGGTTCTAACTTGTTGTCTGGTGCTTTAACCCCACAAAAAAGCGGTTCCACAGATGCACTAAATATATTAAAAGGTTTAGGTATATTTGGTTAATAAGGTAGGAATAAATTATGGCTAAGTTTTCACAAACATTTTTACAGGGTCTTCTCCAGCCTTCGTACCAACAGGGGATGTTTACTGCTGCAAAACAAGCGGCACAGCTTCCTGCACAACTTAGACAGCAACAGCAGATGCAACAACAGCGTCAACAGCTGGCTCAAATGGATCCTAATACCCCTGAAGGTTTGGCTGAATTAGCTAAATTTTATCAGGCGCAAGGAGACATGGCAAACGCAGCTAAGTACGCGAAAGCTTCTCGTGATTTAGCTGAATCTATGGCGGCTAAAACCGCTTTAGGTTCTGAACAAGAAAATTTAGCTTTGAGGGCAGAAGCGTTGGGTCTTTCCGATGTAGCAACACGGGCTAGAACAGTTACGGACAGAAAAGCTTTAGATTCTATTGCTAACGATCTTAGAACAATGGAAAGAGCCAAAGTAGGAACACAAAGCATTCCTGTACGTCGTAGGCTGGCTGCTGCTGCTGGTATTAGTAAATCTCAGTTTGATGCGCTTGGTCTAGAAACAGCCTCAGATGCTGATTTTAATTCTACTATTGATGGACAAAAAGGAAAAACAGAAGCTTGGCAAGACGATAAAGGAAATCCCGGTGTTTATATTGTAAACGACTTTGGTCGCATTTTTGATGAAAAAACAAAAAGATGGGTTTCCCCTGCGACACTGGGGTTAACAAAAGCACCAGAAGACGTACAACGTGTTGTAACTGATACAGACTCTGTTACTGAAGAGCTTGCTAAATTAGCTGTAGAAGATTTTGGTAAAATGCACGAAAAGGCTGTAGGTGCAAAGAAAACTTACGACGTTATTCAAAGACAGTTAAGCAGAATTGAAGGAGGGATGCCAACAGGATTAGGGGCAGATATTCACGTTTATTTGTCTCGTGTAGGAGCGTTTCTTGGTTTGCCTTATAGAGGGAAATCGGCGGCAGACGCACAAGCATACATGATAGACGCAGGAAAATTAGTAGCTGAACAGATTAAAGATTTTGGTTCGGGCACTGGTCTTTCTGACGCTGACCGTTTGTATTCCGAAAGAATACAAGGTGCTGACATAAATATGCAAAAAGAAGCTTTACAAGAAATTCTTGAGTTAAGAACAAATGAAGCAATTTATGTAATGAACACTTATAATACAGCTAGAAATAAACTAATGTCTAAAAAAGGAAGGGAAGGCGCTTCCGCAGTTTATCCTGAAATGGTTTACGATACTCCTTCAATATCCTCTGGTGCACAGAGCTATCTTAATTTAGTTGTTCCTCAGTCTTAAGTCGGAGACTAAAATGCAATACACAAAAGATCAACTTTTGGAAGCAATGCAACTTGCGGCTGATAATGGAGACATGAAAGCAGCAACGGAAATTGCAGAGCTTTTGAATAAACAACACGGGGCGCATCAAACTTCTCCTCCTACTCCTGATCCTGCGCCTGAACCAAGACCGTACGGAGAACAAGTAGCTCAAAGGTTTGAAGAATTTGACCCTATGGGTATAATCTCTGAGTTTCCTGAAAAAGTATCACAACGCGCTGAACGAATGGCTGTAATAGACCCCGGCGGTATGGAGTACATCCCCACTGCTGTTTCTCAGCTTGCTCGTACAGGAGGTGAGCTTTTAGTTGGAGGAGTAAACATTCTTATACCAGACAGTGTAAGAGAAGGAGCAGAAGAAGGCTGGAACAAAATTAAAGACACTGCCTTAGTTCGTCAAGCTGGTGCAGCAGCTAACGCTGGTTACGATGTTTATAAAGAATGGGCAACTAGAAATCCAGAGTTTGCTGAAACTTTTGAAACTTATGTTGACATCGGAACTTTGTTTGCTCCTGCAAAAGAACCTATTGAGCTTGCAGCTAAAAAAATGAAGCGAAAATACAACACTAAAAATTTAGAGGAGCGTAGAGCAGGCATCAATAAACTCATGGACCCTCACATTGTAGGGGAAACAGGCTACAAAGGAGACTTTAGAAGTGTAGGCGGTCCTCTTGACAGAACTGTTTATGTTCCTACAGAACGTGAACAAATCATGAGACTTACATTAGAGACCGTAGAAGATTTAGATCCTAACTCTCATTATGCAAGAGCATATACTGTTGTAGGAGACGACGTGTCTAAGTCAGCTAAACAACTTAAGGCTTTTATAAGAAAAACAGGCAACCCCGCTTACCAAAGAGACGACCTCGTTAACTCTTTTAAAGAAGCGTTTGACGAAATGACGGAAAGCGATGATTTTATTGCTTTGTCTGACGAAGCTCAAAAGAAAGCACTAGAGTACGCAGAAAGAGCCTTACAAATTGTAGACAAAAGAAAAGCCAACGCTTTAGGATTATTGGACGCAAGACAGCGTTTTGATAAGCTCATGAATGCAGGGGCCAGAAAAGGCGATGTTTTAGACCCAACGGTAGAGACTGCTAAAGGCGCTGCAGGTCGTTTTATTAGAAACGTAATGAACACCAAGCTAAAAGAAATAACCGTAGGTGATGAAGTTCATAATCTGTTAGACAGACAGCATAATCTTATGGTAGCTAGAGACACTCTTAGAATGCGTATGTATGGAGAAGGTAATAACAAAATAGCACGTTTGTATGACAAAATAGCAGGGGCAGCAAACCTTCCTTCTACTCCTCTGGCTTTATACGCTACCCTTAAAACAGGAGGCGCAGCAGTAGCAGGAGCAGCAGTAGGTTCTGCAACAGGAGCAGCAGCACTGACAGGTGCAGGAGTAGGCGCGGGCATTTACTTTGCCCTTCGACAGGCGGACAAAAAGACACGACTAAAGTTTTACTCAAAGGTGTTGTCGGGGACAGACAAGGCTATGAAAGTCTATTCTTCCGATAAAAACTTAGTGTCTCAATTAAAGGCAGATCGTGCTTACATTGTGTATCTAATGGATCAAGCGAGAAAAGAGGAAGAAGAAAGTGGCGATTAAAGACATCCCAAGAAACCTTGCAACAGGTGCTCAAAGACGTGTTGATGATTTTGTTGAACAAACTCGACGATACAACAGAGGTGAAATAGGACTTGGAGATCAAATGCTTCAAGGGGCTGCTAATACTGTTGGTCTTTTTGCGGACGTTCCTATAACACTTGCAATGGAAACAGCAGACCAAGTAGCTCCTGACATTCTTAAAAAGGGTTTTGCTCAGTTACAGCAAGGAATTATGGAGACTGATGCAGCTAAGGCCGCTATGAAAGTAGCTCAAGAAAATCCTCAAATGATGAAACGATTGGGGTATGGTTTAGATTTGTCTATACTTCCTGCAGCAAAAGCAGTAAAGGGAGGTATGCTACAGGACTTGTCTATGGAAGCGCCTAATAGACAGCCGTTTTTCTACGGGTCTGGAGTAGGAGGTAAAGCAGGGTCTATTGCTGTTACAGGGCCTACAGCTGTTTTAGACGCCTTAAGTCCTGCTGCTTCTGCTTCTCGACGGGGTGGGACTCCTATGTCGTTGCGTAGGGAAGCAGCTAGAGTAACACCACAGCGCCGACAACAGGCTGCCGCTATACGGCAAAAGTCTCCAAAACAAAGAACTGAAGCGGACACAAAGTTTATTCGTGATTTTAACAAAGACCTTTCGTTTTTAGAGGGACAGTTAGACCAAACACAACTTTTGAGTACACAAAGAAAACAACCGACTCAAGGTGTCGTAAGGTCTTTTGAAAAAGTACAGGCACGAGACATTCAACCTAATTTAACTCCTGAGGTTTTAGGTACAGCGACTGCCGACATAAAACGCAAAGGCATAAACCTAAGCAAAGAAAACCTCGCTGTAATGGAAGAAAGGATACGAAAGGCTCAAAAAATTGCGCCAAATGAACAGGTCCAAGTAGTAGTTCGTGACCCTACCGCGTTTAGTGACCTGTCTAAAGAACTTCTTAAAGGCCCATCAAAAGTAGCTACTAGAGTATTTCATGCTAAAGACTCTATACGAAAGCACTTTCCAGAGCAAAAAGAATTTACTGACCAAGAACTTAGAGAGTTCGTTGCCATGACTAGACTTCCTGATGATAAACTGTATAAGTTATCTACGGGAGAAGAAGCAAGTAGGTTTGAACAGTATTTGTACAAAATGACTGAATCTGATAAGTACGGAACGAAAGGAAGACCAGACAAAGACACTATTGATATGTACTATAAGTACAAAAAAGACGAAATGTCCGGTAAAAAACTGACAAAAACGCAAAGAGAAATCTATGATGCCATGAAAGCTAGGGTACAGCTGGTGGCTGAAACTATAGATGTCAGAGGCGACACTGCTTATTTTAGCGGGTCCCATAAATCTTCAGCAAAAGGGCTTGGAGGAGTAGGTACAGACTTTGCTTTGAAAACAAAAGGTGATTTTGCTGGAGTAATGCACGACGAAAACGATTTGTTTGGTTTAGTTGTTCCCGGAGACACTAGGATAATCTCTATTCCTAACATGAACGGATACAATATATTTCGTGAAACTCCTTCTGCTCCTGTTGATAAACCACAAAAACAAGTGTTTCAACAAGAGTTACAACAGATGGGGGCAGAGCCTGTAAGTCAACGAAAAGAAGGGATGTTAGAGCAAGCAGCAGTAGCTATACAAAAACAACCTAGACCAAACATTCGACCGTCTGATTTTAAAAATCTAGCTACCACTGGGGCGTTAGCTGCGGGAGCAACAAAAGAAAGACAGGGGCGCTAAGGCCCCCGTAAGTTACAACTCGCAGTTGTTGCCGGTGCAGGCTAACTGCTGAGACCCTTCCGTCATGTCGGAGTTTTCTGAGATTGTCCAGTCGATGGACTCAGGAAACTCCTTCTTCAGCTTCTCATAGGTCTCTAAGTCTATGGGTTCGTAAGGGGCCTGTTGGTACGTATGTTCGGAATAAGGGAGGAACGATACTCCACTTATCTTGTCGAACTTATTGTACAACCATTGGCCTACCTCAAGAAATTCATCGTCACGGTAGTAACACGTCATGGACGGCTTGTGTTCACACCAGTAGTCCTGATAAATCTCCCATAGCTCAAGTTGTTCCATTGCACCCATCTCAGAGGCCACCACAGCCCCCTCAGGGGATTTTATAGGGAAAGAGAATACCTTGGTAGTGGGTGACATTACATCGTCCTCTACAGGCACTCCTGCGGCTTCTAAGACTTGACAGAGGGGGTCTCTTGAATCTGCTCTTACTCGTCTAATGTACTGATCTGAGTATCTAGGATGGATACCAGAAGCAGAATCAACAAGCTGAGACACAGTGCCGGAAGGCTTAACAGCAGTAATAGCGGTAGACACATTAATACCAAGACGTTTCGCCCATTCTGCATTAGCTTTAATCGCTTCTTCCTTGAGTTCAGTAAGCCAAGTCTTGAGAACACCTTTGTCTCTCCTTCCTGATAGGGTTGGATGATCCATGATACCTGTGAGACTCACGCCCAACAAAGCCTCTTCCTCTGTGTTGTTCTGCCACACTTTACGCAAGTAGCGGAAGTCTGTCAGGGTAGCCTGAAGAGTCCCAAGGATAGCCGCAACACGAACTTTTCGTTTGAGGTCTGACAACGTATCGGTTGCCCTGACAACAACTTCTGATAGATTACAGAACTGATAGGGTCGGAGGATGATCTCGCTACATGGATTAGTTCCAAAATCATAGGTAGCATCTCGTCGCTCGTTTTTTGCAGCTTGCTTTTGACTTGCGACTCTAGAGAACATACCTCGTTCTCCGGAGCGGGACTCGTATAAACTTTTCCACTCATTTAGGAATGCCTCAAAGTCTGGCTTTTCTGTGTAACACGCGCTGTTGTTGGCTAGGCCACGCTGAGGATTGTCTTGCCACCACTGGCCTGACTTGCATCGTCGGAGTCTATCGTCAGTGAGGTTAGACAAACTGATGAGAGCACTTCTGCGAACTCCCCCGACAACGACGATCTGTGCAATCTTACAGCAGAGATCGTGACATTCGATTGAGGAGAGTTTACGTCCATGAGCTTCCCGAAAGATGTCAACGGTGAAGTTAAACAGATCGACAAGAGGTTCTGGACCAGATGCTCTACCGCCGAAGGTCTTAAGGGTTGCGCCTGCAGGTCGTACTCCAGATACGTCCCACTTTGGAAGCTGACCCGAATAGAGCAAGCTAACAAGCTCTCTGTATGCTTTAGCCCAGCCAATTTTAGAATCGGCGACGTGTATAACGGTATCGGTGTCATGAAATTCCTCCGCTACTTCTGGTAGCTTACTGATGTATTGACGTTCGACACTGAAGCCTACGCCTGTACCGCACATCAGGACGTACATCATTTCGTCAAACGCTTTAGGGTGGTCGATAGGCAAGTAGGAGCAGTTAAACCCAGCGACATTGTCACGGTCTAATGCCTCCCCTGCAGTCATAAGTGCCCTCATGGAAGGCATGACATCCAAGTTATGAATGTCTGCAAAAATGCCGTTGGCTTCCTCAAGAGTAAGTTTGTCTTTCTCTATCCAAAAGTTCAGGTATCTGTCGATTGTTTCTTCCCAAGTCTCCCGTCGCTGTTCCTCTGGCAGGTAACGAGCGTACCGTGACTTGTGAATGTATTGTTGATATGCGTCCATTAATTTTCCTTTTTTTCGTCTTCGAAGTATCGTTTACAAAACATTTCCGTTACTTCCTCTTCTACACAAATCAAAGCACCGTACATAGGTATGCACCTTTCTTTTACAGTCGTGTACGAACCGTATTCAGCACAGATCCTTGTGTCAGGCTCAGTCACACATCCAGACAGGAGAAGCAGCAGAAGTAGTCGTTTCACTGGTTCACCTCTTGAATCAGCCTGTCAATATACCAGCGGCACTTACGTAAGTCCTCCACTGGTTTACCTTTGTAGTCGTACCGCCAGAGGTACTTCAGTGCGTTACCCTTTAGATAACCGTTGAACTCCTGTTCAGGCATGGACGCTTTGATTGCTTCAATGGCTTCGATTGCTCCCTTGTTGTAGTGGTCAGGTTGGTCCACAGGGTCTACCTGCTTCGGCTTCCTAATGGACAGGTTGTTCAATGCTCTAACTGTGTCCCACTCTTCGGGAGTCGCGTCATCAATACTCATTCTCTTCCTCCTCTAGCTCTTGTTCAAACACATCCAGTCTGTTGATTAGCTTGTCCTCAAACCTTTCCAGTAACTGCTCTGAGGTTATCTGTAGGGCCTCCAGTAGGTCGTCTGGGTCAAAGGTTTTCAAGAGGCGTTCCTTAACTTCCTCTAGTGTTAGCGACATGGTCAATCAACTCCTGTAGTGTCTCTATAGTATACCATAAAATTTTCTCTTTGTCACACCATTCCGACATAGTCATTTTAGCCCCCTTGCGTATCTTCTTGTTGGGTTGCATGAGGACAAACACTAGCTCTTGTCCTGCTGGCAGACTATCTCTGACACTGGTGTACTTCTTGGTGTCTCCGTCTCTAAAGTACCCCTTGCACTCCACGAGAACACCAGAGGCGCTGTGAACAAAATCAGGACGATAACTGCGCTGAATGGTGTAGGGGACGGTGAACGGCTCATAGTCAAAACCCTTTAGTAGTTTAGAAACGTCTTCTTCAAATGTGCTACGAAAGCGTGATCTCTTGGACCTTCGGCTCATTGATAACCTCCGTTAAATATCTTGGACCTGAGGAGTAGGCGAAGGCGCGAACGGAAGGCCAACATACCTGCTTGTAGGAACAGTAGGAGCATCCGACGGCGAGTTTCTGGTTCCCACTCTTTCCATCTGCGATAGTGCCGTAGCATACGTCGGGTGGGGTTGGATGCTCCACTAGCTTTTTTACGTGGTCAATGCGCTCCTTGATGTCGTAGCTGATGAGGTCATAGACAGGAGCCTGAGTGTCCTCCTCGTCGTACATGAGGTACGTGAGGTGTCCATTCTGCTTGTCCATGGCTAACCATCCAAATTTAGTAGCACCCTCTGAATATGCGTATCCTTTAATTTGAGCCACGTAGCCAAATGGGTCGTCATAAGCCAGTGTACCATCTTTGAATTTCCTAAACCCATAAGTTGACACACTCTTAACGTCAGTAACAATACCGTTGATTTTACAGTCCATCGAACCTGTAATGCCATTAACTTCACACTTCTTCTGTTCATCCGTTACCTCATGACCTGCGGCTCTAGTTAGGAACAATAGCATCTCTTCAATGAGGTGACCGTAGAGGAACTTGACATAGGTATGACCCTGTATGTCGTCGGACTTCTCTACGTCATTGTAGACATTCCAGAGATACCTGTCCTCGCGCCCAATGTTGGACATGCGTAGTTTACGTCCGTCACTTCGCTTCTCACCAAACTCCTTACGCATGAGGTCCTTGACGTTCTCACCGAATAGCTCGATGTGTGACTCTAGGTCCACGCCTTCTGCTACTTCTTTCGTCTCCATCAGTTTGTAGATGTCAGAGACTAATGTGTACACGCTCTTCATACGTTTACCTCAGTGAGTCTCTGCCCACGTTGTTCCAACTTTGTATTCTCCGTCAAGGGGACATCGGAGGTTGAACTCCAAACCTGCCGCCTTGAGGCACTCCACTGCGAGCCAGCCGTACTTCTCTGCTTGGTCTGCAGCCACCTCCGATTGTACTTCGTCATGTATGTTACCTATGAATTTATAGTCAAGTTTCCACTGTCGTGCGTAGTTGTCCAAGATGACCAACGCTTGCTTCATCACGATAGCCCCTGCCGCCTGAAGTAGTGTGTTCAGTGCAGCATGTTCAGATCGAACTCTAAGTCTACGTCCATCAAGTCCTGTGAGATAACCTCGCCCAGATGCTCTAGCAACGCGGTCTCGTAGACTTTCAAGAGAAGGTGTATTTGATAGAAATCGTCGTTTAAGATCTGCGCCGTCCTTTGCGCTTCCTCCAACGATGGTTCCAATTTTTGCATCTCCTGCTCCGTAGAGGAAAGCGTAGATGAAAGTCTTAGCTTGAGGTCTTGTTTCAAGCCCCGCAGCCAGTTGATTTCTTGTGTGTATATCTTCGGTGAGGAGGACATTGGTAAACTCCTTATCGTCCATGTAGTGTGCCAGCATTCTAAGTTCCAACCCAGAAGCGTCAAAGCCAACCAAAGCCTTCCCTTCAGGCACAGTCCAGCAGGAGCGACACTCATGCCCAAAGGGGCTGTGGCTTGCTGGGACCTGAGCCATGTTGGGACTCTGGTGGGTCATGCGTCCAGTGACTGCACCGTTGCTAATGACACGGCCATGAACTCTTCCGTCGTCCTGCACATGTTCTAGCCATGAGTGGACCTGTGCGTATCTCTTTTGTAGCATCAAGTACTCACTAATGGACCTAGCCTCTGGCAGGTCAATGGTGTCTAGAACAGCCTCGTCAACGATGGGATTCCCTTTCTCCGTGACTTTCTCAAAGACAACACCAAGCGTCGATAAACGCCTCGCAATCTGTTGCCTAGAACCAACATTGAAAACCTCAACTCGATCCTTAAGGCGTTTGCCTGTCTTTTCAGACCACCTTTGATGTATGATAGGGGGGAACTTCTCCTGCAATTCCTCTTCAATTTCATTCATTCTCTCCTTAAATGTTGCTAAAAGATCATAAGATAACTCCTGATCCAAGACCCACCCATTGCGCTCCTGTTGTTGTACGGCATACTGAACCTTGTGTTCCAAATCAATGGACCTCTGGTCAAACCCTGCCATGTCCCTGACTAACTGCTTGTGTACGGCCTCTGTGACCTCTGTGTCACGCTCACAGTACTCAATCATAGCAGTAGATAAGCAGGACCAGTCGTCGTGGTCACCTTTGGGGAAGCCCAGAAGCTCACCCCAGACCTTCAGGGAGTGCCCACCGGGTCTGCTTGGGTCGTACAGCCTTGATAGTACCAGAGTATCCACTATACGCTCAGGGGCCACAGAAACGCCCCAGAGACGTTTTAGCACTGGGAGGTCATAACCTATCAGGTTGTGTCCACAAACGCTCACAGAGCCTTCTAGAGCCTTACAGAGGGACTCTGGGTCCTTGTGTACAGTGTTTACTCCGTTTTCCCGTGTCACGACACACCAGATGCGCGTGGGGTTGAGACCGTCGGCTTCCAAGTCAAGGTAAATCAAAAGTCGTCCCCTATGTGTGGATTAGCGACTTCTGACAGACGACCTGTGGAACGATCATAGGCCAGCCAACAGGCAGGTCCGGTTTCACCTGTGTACCGATTCTTGAGAACCCTAACCGTGGTTGTGTTCCGGACATCCTCATTCTCATGCTGCTGATCCCGCTCCATGCCGATGACAATGTCTGACAGTTGTGCAATGGCCTGAGACCCCCTGAGTTCACCCAAGGATATCTGAGCACCGTCCTCATGGGCCTTGCCTTGGGATCTCCGGAGGTGTGACACGAGGAATAAACAAATCCCTGTCTCAGCCACCAAAGTCCGTAGCTTGGTCATGATTTCGTCAATGGCCTTC